TAGATGAATTATATGGCGATTGTATCTGAAAACGAGAGGCAGTATTATTAATCCATGAATTACTGTTAATTTCTTTTTTACTCTAATGTACTTCGGGATTTAGTATTTGTTCTCCTAAATTTCGAATTCCAACTTCTTCTCCTTCATTTACTAATATTATATCTGATACTGGGTTAAAGTCAGATATTACACCAGTGATTCTTAATTCAACTTTTTTAGTTAAGTCTCCATTCTCATATCCAAAAATATTCTCATCAGATCTAATATCAGATGATGTTGAAATTGAAGATGTAATTCCAGAGCAATTTAAAAATTGATTTATAGTTTTATTAGTATATGTAACAGTATTAATACCAGATATAAATGTTCCAGTGGTATTAAAACCAACAGTTGAATCAACAGTTACGATACTTGTTCCAGATCCAACATTTCCAATTACTTTTGTCTTACCTGGTATGGTAAATGTTCCTTGTATTAGATCAACATCATTAAAACCAACAAATAAACTTAGTTTATAATATAAATTACCTTCCTTAGTAGTTAATGGTTCAATATCAGAAACGGCACCTCTAGTTGCCGAATCTGTAGATTTTGTAACAGATTGACCTTTTAATTTAAGAGGATCACCACTAAGTACTTGACATACTAAAATTTCACGTCGAATAAACTCAGCTGCTGATGGTTTTAATAAAAGAGATTCTAAATCAATAATTTTCGGAGTTACTCCATATAAAACATTAAATAAGATTCTAAAAGATTCCTCAGTACCTTTTGATTGATAAAGAGTACTTGCTTCTTTTATAAAATTACCAGCATTAAGTGAAGGTACAAAAGTAGAATTTTCTAATTCAGGTGTTAATGTAAATTTTTGTTTTTTATAAAATTCTTTTAAAAATAAAGAACTTAAGTTAGTAACAGTTGTATTTGCTATTCCAACATCTGCAGATGATGTTGAAAATATTAATTGACCTGGATTATCGATAGAATTATATGTTGTTATTCCACAAAAACCACGAATACATCCAGTAAATGAAGTTGACCCAATACCAGAATAAGTTATTATTTCATCATTAATTTTAAAAAGACCATATTGCTTTGGAAATCCTTTTGTAGAGTCAACATATATTGTTGTATCGGCAGTTCCAATTCCAATGGAAAGAGTAGTTCCAGAACCAACTACTTCAGGTGTTAAGTTATCTAATTTTAAATATTGATCTAAGTTATCAATAATATCAACTGTACCACCCTGATGCTCTTGAGAGAGGTAATATTGTTTAAAGAAATCGACAGCCTTAGGACTTTCAGATAATAGAAATTCTGGTAATTGATTTTCAATTATTTGTTGTATATTAACTCTAGTATCTAATCCTCCAGTGGTTGTGATCATATTTTATCCTCTGAATTTTTCTCCATTGTTGTAGCTAGATGTTACTTTAAATCCTACACCAGAAATCTTCTCACCAGAAGTAATGGTATCTTTTACCATATTTATTGTGCTATCACTGATACTAAAATCGAGGTATATGTCTTTTAAACCAACAACATCATTCGATTCAGGGAAAGCTTGAATTTCGACTATATTGTTTGGTTTTGCTGTTGAAGTAATATTGAGAGTGGTTAAATTTATGTCTCCCTTTACATAATCAACTGTTCCCGCTGATTGGGCAATGACTGATTCTGTATCATTTCTTGGATCTGTCTTAACAATTGAAATGATTCCAGTTTTTAAATCAGCATTTGGTGTATCTGTTATGAAACATTCACCTGTTTCTCCAGAAATTGTAAATTTTGTGCTTTTAATATTGAATCCACCTGGTTTGACATTAAACTGATTACCAAAACATAATTCATATTGAGCAAACTGATTTGGAAGAACCTGTAAATTTCTTCGAATTGTAACTCTTGTGATATTTGATGTAATTGCGTTATCAACATTATCAATCACGTTTAAGACTTTACTATACTTAAATCTACCACCAAACTTGTTTACATCTCTTGATTGAGAGTAGGTTGTCAATGCACTTGTAACACGAGTCTTTAAATCATCAACATTTGTGATTTGAGCTGAGTTATAGTATACAAATGAATCAAGCTCAACATATAATATCTGTAAATCGACTATTTTTTGATTAATTCCAGTCAAAGAGTAGTTTTTAAGGTTATTAAGTATCTGAACTTTATCAAAATCAGATATAAATTCACCATTTTTAGGTTTTATTGATATAAAGACGGTTCCAAACTGTGGTGGATCCAAATCTTCACCACCAATTACAGATATTGACTCAGTATTTGGATAAATTAAAGGAACAATCGCCTCATAGTCTCTTGAAGTTACTGCTCGATACTGAGATGAGTATAAACGAGGAGCAAAATACTTAATTGAGTCAATTGTTTCAATATTACCGCCATTTGTGGCACCACTGATTGTTGTAATTGAAGGTGTATTAACAGGAGTTATACTTATTCCAGTTGAATTTACTATATTTCCAGCAAATGAGAAAAATGCAGGTCCATTACCAGATGTTCCATTCGTTGTAATATAACTCACAGTAATATCTGCGTCATTTTCAAGTTTTCGTCCAATAATACCATCACCAAACAAAATTTCGTATTTTTCGTCCTGAACTTCCTGAAGTAAGAAGATTTCAGAATCTTTATTAACTCTTAATATATTATCTACCTTTGTATATTCCCGATCTCCAACAAATACAACGATTGTTGAAGTATCAATAAAGGAATTATTTAAAATAAACTTTTGATCTAATGAACCATCATATGTGAATCGTTTTGTTAAGAATGAACCCTCATAAATCTTGATTGGAGCATCAGTTGAACCAAATGTTGCCTTACTACCAGTACCACTAGATATAGTGGTTGTTGTAATATCTTCGGGTATTGAGAACACATATGAGGTGTCATCATAATTACCAACACACACCAAACCCGCCTTTAAAGTCATTGTAGGTGTTGGTGTGGCACTTGTAACTTCGAAGGTTATACCCGCTGTTGCTGCCGTTCTGGAGCGTGGTACATAACCAATGTTTCTTGCGAGTGAAACGACGTTTTCACGCAGTGTTGCCGAGTCTAAAAATGACTCATTAACAACCATATTTGCGTTAAATGAAGTTATATACGTATTATATGCGAGAGTATCGATTAAGACAGAAAAATTAGACCCTTCAAAGTCAAAATCTGTAAATGTGCTGTTTGCACGAAGATAATTTTTGATCTGAGTCTTTATTTGATCGAAATCAAGGTTAGAAAATTGTGTAAAAGGCATGTTATCTGGTTGCCTCTAGTAAAAATGTGAACTCTTGGGTGGGAAACTGCTGTCCAATTATGTCAAATAGGATATTAACCTCAAATTCATTCGAATCTGGTCTTGGAAATACGTTTATTTGTAAATTATCGACTCTAGGTTCGAAATTTTCAATTGCAATTTGAATTTGCTTTTGAATTACAGACGCTGTTCCATAATCAACAAAGTTAAAAAGACTTGAGCGAACGTCTGAACCTAGTTCTGGGTTAAAAAACCTTTCTCTGGGTATAGTGTTCACGATATTTCTTACAGATCTCTTAATCGCATTCTCATTCTTTAGTACTGTAATGTCTTTTGTTACAGGATGAGCACTAAAAGACAAACTAATGTCCTTAAATGCCCTTGATATCCTTTCAATTGCCATTGGTTAGGAGTTTTCTTCTTTATTTATACCTAATTCTAGAGAATACTATTCGTTTAGATTAATATCTTTCTCTTCAAAATTTTCATCGTCGTGCATAACTTCACGAATGTCCTTTTTATCGCTTCCGACTGGAGAATCGGTAATTAATCTGGTTGTATTACAGGTTTCTTTCATGAGTTTCGTAACCCTATCGACACGAATTACCATTGTTTTAGTTGAATTTTGGTTTAGTTATTGTTATTTAGTAAAAAAGTACTAAAAAATATTATTTTCCTTGCCCTCGGTACCTCTTACGAGCCGAGTTACGAGAGGTTGCCGAGAATTTGCTGTGTTTTCCCTTTCCCTGACGAGTTTTTTTCGGTTTTGTCTCAATTGACCCACTAGTTGACCATGAACCTGTTGATGATTTTGCCATATTTTAGTATTTTTTGT